TTTTTCTTCTTTTTCTTCTTTTTCTTTTTTTTCTTCTTCAATATTACATTTTATTTTTTCATTTAAATTATGATTTTGTATTTTCATACTAATTACTTGATTTGATATATTTGTATTATTTGTATTATTTGTATTATTTTTATTAATTTTATTATAATACTTTGTATTTTCACTACTATCATTTACTTTTAATAAGGATAACATTAATTATATTAATGTTATATTAATTATAATAATTTATATCTTAATTTATATCTTAATTTATATCTTAATTATAAATTAAATTATAAATAAATTACTACTACATTACTACTAAAGTTTATAATTAAAATTTATGTAGCGTACATTAATCCACAATTTCCACCAACAAAAGTAATCATATTTACTCGTTCTTCAAATAAAATCATATTAAAATTATAATCATAAATTCGCCATGTTGGTTTATTTATTCCAATAATATTACCTGATTGAGGATCACAAATAACTAATGATTGTGCAAATGGATCCAATGGCGGAATAATAGTAGTTGTTTCTAATTCGATCGTTGTAAAACGACTCATATTCATCGCACCACTTGGCTGCAAATCAAACGGTGACGAATTTAATGCAAAATTATATACATATAATCCATCAGGAGCATTTCCGGTAGTTCGAGTATATTTTTCAATATAATTAAATACTCCGGCAGGTTGATCATTCTCTCTATAAATACCATCTAATAATACACCCATACTAACTAAAATGTCTCTAATATTCTCAAAATTATATAATCCTGTAATCATCCAACCAGTTAATTTACCATTTGGATTTACACCTGGACCAATAGGAACAGCAACAGTTCCTCCAGATACATCGCGAGTAATAATATAAGTACCATCGGTTGATGCTGGTATTAAATCATTTGGAATATATCGATATGGCCAATTTGTATAATTAGACCATTCATTGCGCAAATTAGCATCACTCCTTTGAAAATAAAACATCCAATTTGATACCATTCCTATAGAATTAACTGCAATTTTGTTTGGACCAGTAACATTATAATATATATTTTCCCTAACTTGCTTAAACAAATATTTTTGTTCTTGTAGTGCAAATAATCGCGATTCTTCATTTGATAAAAATCCATATGTACAATTTAAATGAATATCCGCATTCCATATTGTTCGTATATCAGAATAAGAAGTAGATCCGAGTTGAGTATCTGGTGGTGTTTGAAGAAATCTGTATAATTGCATATAATACTGATTAAAATTCGGCGAAACATAAGGAAAATTATTAGTAACATCAAAAACATCACGAACCTGAAATAATTCTTGGATAGGACGCATTGTCACATTAATATGTAGTTCATTATATTGTAAAGAAATCAATGGAAATGCCATTTGGGTTTTTAAATTGAACCACGCATTTAGAGGAACATATAATCTACGGCCTCGAATAGAAGGTTCAGAACCGGCTGGACTAGTAGTATAATATGCATTAGGATATGAATTTACACGTGTACCAGCATTACCAGGGTCATTTAGTTCTGGAACATTGCCGATCATTTTTTCAAATAATGCGCGTTTTTCGGCACTAAAATCCCGCTGAACCATTGCAACTAAATAAGCACCTGAAAATTCTTGCAATGTTTGATTTCCGCAAGTTATTTCAATTTTAGATATCATTTGTGCGCCCAAATATTCGATCCATCGAAACTCATATGGGATCCATTGTCCTCCAGTATAAGCTGGATCATTAATATTTGAACTTGGTGGAACAATTGGGCTCCATATGTTAGGCAAATCAATAGATAAATAACAGTCCATTAATAAATCCGCATATCGGGGAATTTTAAAAGTAAAATAAGATTGTTCAGATAATCGCAGGGTTTTTGCTCCTTCAAAATCTACTCTAAATTTCTGTAGACCAAAATTAGTGTATTTTGCATATGATGTTTTAAAAAATGTTTTTGAAGGATTACCATTTAATATAATATTTTGTTGTCCTTCGGACACTAGTTGCATTAATCCACCAGGCATTTATTATATAACTTATATGTATATTATTTAACTTTTTTTTAAATAACATAATATATTGAATATTATTATTGAATATTATTATTGAATATTATTATTGAATATTATTATTGAATATTATTATTATTGAATATAATATGTTATTTAAAAAATATAACATATTATAATAGATATGGAAAAAGTAAAGGAAACATTTAAAGAATTACAAAAGAGATTTAAGGAAAATTTTGTAGCAAATTCGATTTTATTAATGATAGTTGCATTAATTATATTTTTATCACTTTATATTTGGTATATATCTAATTTAAGTAAAAGAGAATGTTCATTAATGGATTCATTATACCAAACTAAACCAACATATATTAGTTCATTTAAAAATGTTGAAGTATATACATTCAAAGATTATTATATAAAAACCGCATACAACTGTTGTAGTGGAGGATCATATAAAAATGATTTTGTGAGTGACTGTCCATTAAAAAATATAATAAAACAAGGTGTTCGTGGTTTAGATTTTGAAATTTATTCAATTGATGATGAACCTGTAGTTGCTACTTCAACTGTTCCTAGTAATTATATAAAAGAAACATATAATTCAATAAATTTTTCAACAGTAATGGAAGTAATTAATAATTCTGCTTTTATGTCAGATACATGTCCTAATCCTGATGATCCAATAATTCTTCATTTAAGAATTAAAAGCACAAATCAAACAATGTTATCAAATATGGCTAAAATATTTTCTGGTTATGCTGATAAAATGTTAGAACCGGTTTATAGTTATGAATATACATCAGATATAAATTCAACAAATCAGTTTTATACACATAATTTAGGTAATGTAAAGTTAACAGATTTATGTGGAAAATATGTTATTATAGTAGATCGTATTAATGCAGCATTTATGGATAATAAAGATTTTTATGAATATGTAAATATGACAAGTAGTTCAATGTTTATGCGTGCATTAAATTATTATGATGTTAAATTTACTCCCGATATGAATGAATTGCAAGAATATAATAAAAAAAATATGACTATTGCTATGCCTGATGTTGGTATAAATCCGGAAAATCCTAGCGGGGTTGTTTGTAGAGAAATGGGATGTCAATTAATAGCAATGAGATATCAACTATTTGATGCTAATTTGCAAGAAAATATGATATTTTTTGATATAGCTGGTAGTGCTTTTGCTTTAAAACCTGAACGATTAAGATATATAGAACAAACAATAGAAGAAACTCCTCCAAATCCCCCCGAATTAAATTTTGCAACAAGATCGATAACTACTGATTATTATAGTATTCAAACATAAAATAATTATCTACTTTTATATTAGTAAATAATTATGCCAAAACCAAGAACAAAGAAAAAGGAGATATGTGATAAGTCGATGAGTTTTAATGAATGTGAGTTGGCTATTTTACGTGTTGCCGCGGATAAAGCTGAAGAACGCGTAGGAAAAGCCGCGGTAAATTTGCCTATAGTTAAAAAAATTATAAGCATTGTTGAGAATTTTTTAAGAAAAAAACAATTAGTTGCATATGGAGGTACAGCTATTAATAGCATTCTGCCAAAAGAAGACCAGTTTTATAATAAAGATGTTGAATTGCCTGATTACGATTTTTTCTCTCCTAATGCTTTACACGATGCAAAAGAGTTATGTGATATTTATGTAAAAAATGGGTTTATAGAAGTGGAAGGTAAAACAGGTATGCATGATGGAACCTATAAGGTTTATATAAATTTTATACCTGTAGCAGATATAACTTTTATTCATAAAGAAATATATACTTCAATAAAAAAAGATGCAATAAAGGTGAATGGAATTTTATATGCTCCTCCAGATTATTTGCGAATGTCAATGTATTTAGAATTATCGCGCCCAGCTGGAGATATAAGTAGGTGGGAAAAAGTGTTAAAAAGATTGACATTATTGAATAAAAATTATCCAATAGTTGCACAGAATTGTACACATATGGATTTTCAAAGAAAAATGGGTAATAGTGCAAATGTAGATGAAATTTATGAAATGGTAAAGGAAACATTAATAAATCAAGGGGTTGTATTTTTTGGAGGATATGCAATGACATTATATTCAATGTATATGCCACACGAAGAAAAAAGGAAGTTTAAAAAGAATCCGGATTTTGATGTATTATCTGAAGAACCACAAGTAACCGCAGAAATTGTTAAAGATCGTTTAATAGGTATGGGAATTAAGGGTGTAAAAATAATATTAAAACCGGCAATTGGAGAGATAGTTGCACCTCATTATGAAATACGAATAGGGAATGATGCGGTTGCATTTATTTATGAACCACTTGCTTGTCATAGTTATAATACTATAAAATTAAAAGGAGATACCATAAAGATAGCAACTATAGATACTATGTTGAGTTTTTTCTTGGCTTTTTTATATGCAGCAAGAGACTATTATGATCCAAAACGCATATTATGTATGGCCCAATTTTTATTTAAAGTACAACAAGAGAATAGATTAAAACAGAAGGGACTTTTAAAACGGTTTAGTATAAATTGTTATGGTCATCAACTAACAATGGAGGAATCTAGGGCTAGAAAATCTGAAAAATTTATAGAATTAAAAGATCATCGTGATACTAAAGAATATGAATATAATTTTTTGAGATATAGACCAGGTGATGAAATAATAAAAAAACAAAGAAAAGCAAAAGAAAATAATGATGAAAAATCCAATACAACATCATCTAATACATCATCTAATACATCATCTAATACATCATCTAATACATCATCTAATACATCATCTAATAATACTAAAAAATCCAAATATTTTAAAAAAACTAAAAAAGCTAAAAAAACAAAAAATATTGGATTATTTGGATTTAAAATGAATATGATTTCGAATCCTAAATCAAAAACAAGAAAAAGAAGGAGGGGTGGGTTATTTTTTTAATATTTTAGTATAATATTTTAGTATAATATTTAATATAAATAATGAATAATTCTATTAATAAATTTACAATATTATGCGAAAGATGTACTGGATCTCATTTTTTACAATATGCAGTCCAAGATAATTTTAATTTAAAATATTACAAAAAAAATAAACATTTTTTTGGACATACTGATAACATAGATTATATTAATACAGATGATATGATATATTTTTGTTTAGTACGTAATCCAATAGAGTGGATAGATAGTTTTTTTAAACGATTACATAATGTTCCGCCAGAAAATAAAAAAGATATTTATTCATTTACACACAATGAATTTTATAGTATTTATGAAGAAGGTGATCAAATAACTAAAGAAATAATGGAAGACAGACATATAAAAACAAATGAACGATATAAAAATATTTTAGAATTAAGAGAAACCAAACAGGACTACATTTTAAACACAATCCCCAATAAAGTAAAACATTTTATGTTAATAAAATATGAAGATTTGAGAGATGATTATGAAAATACTTTGAATAAAATCAAAGATAATTTTAATTTGATAAAAACCAATGAATATAAAGAATACAAAAAAATAGAAAAATATAAAGGTTCTTTTAATGCTTTATATTATAAAAAACCAATACTAATAAATGATGATATTCAAAATTATATTAAAGAAAATATTAATATTGAACAAGAAAAACTTTTAGGATATTTATTATAAACAGTAATTATCTATTAACTGTATAGTAAATTCATCTTTTATTTTATACATTAAATTTAATAATAATACATTTTTAAGATTACTATCAATTAAGTTTTTTAAATAAACATAAAAAAATAAAATATAAAATAATATTTTTTCAATTACATATTTAAATATTTTATTTTTTACCCATAAATATGTAGACCAATTATTTACATAGCTACACATTTGAGTATTAGTTTTTTTTATAAAAAATAAATGTATGTCTAGTATACCTGTTAATAGACGATGATAAACATTATTTTCATTTTTAACTGAAAACATATACTTCAAATTATTTTCACCACATAAATCTATATATAAAACCTTTTTATTTGGATTACACTTCAATATATATGGAAATATACCATCTATATAATTATTATCATACATAGTGTCGCCATTTATAAGAAATGGTACAAATGATGATCGCTTTAGAATATTTATTACATCTTCTATACTTTTATATTTTGAACGAATTATTTTTTTTTGTTTTTTAACATCATAATAATTTATAAATATTTTATTTGAAATTTGTTTATGAAAATTTGGTGGTAATATAGGTCTTAATTTTTCATCTATTAAAGTATGTATAATGCTCATATTTTTATTTTTTTTAAAAAAATTAATTAATTCTTCGAATAATTCAACTGCCATATCCAATTTATTTAAATGGTATAATATAGCTCCAAATGCTCCACAACTACAACCAGTCATTTTATCTATTTTAATTTTTTTATGTTTTTCCATTTCTTTTAAAAAAAGTAAGATTCCTATTTGATATCCTCCATTAAACACGCCTCCTTCTAATACTAAATCAATTGTTTCTATATTATCTGTTTTTGGGATATTTTTAATAAGTTTTTTAATATATTTTTTAATCATTGGATTTATATATTTATAGATTGCTATTTTAATTTTATTTATTTTACTATAAAATAAATATTTATAAGATTAAAATATAAAAAAATAATATTATAAATATTTATTAATGACTGAAAAATGTGGACTTTATTGTTTATCTTTTCAAAACCCTGAAAGAAAATCCGCAATGGAAAATAGGTTTAAAAATTTAGGAGTTGATGTATTCATGTATCCAGGAATTACTTTTGAGGATGAAAGAATAAAAGGAAGAGAATTGCATGAACATACTAAAAGAACATGGTCTTTTACATATGGACATTTTGATTTAATTCGCGAATTTTATTTTAATAGTGAAATGGAATATGGTATTTTTTGCGAAGATGATGTTTTTATCCGAAAGGATTTTATTGAACAGTTACCTCAGATTATTGTAAACTTTGAAGCAATGAATTTAGATCTTCTTTTAATAGGATATTTAACAACACACAAAATCGATTCGCAAGATTCTGAATTTCATTTAAAAGAACCTAATTTAATTTCTAATGAAAATCATCCTTTTACATATCATAATTATCCTGATTCTATATGGGGAGCACAAATGTATATGTTATCTCGAACTCAAGCATATAATCTTATAACTAAATATTCTCCTCCTTATGCAGATCTTGCATTAACTAATAAATCATTAAAACCATTTAACTCTGATTGGACGATTACAAAAGAAGGTAATCGTGCAATTATTTATCCGATGATTGCATTAGAAGATGGAAAAACACAATATATTGATGGCGGTCAATATAATTATCATCAAGACTGCCATAATGCTAATTATATAAAAGATACATTTTATGAATAATGGTAATTAGAAAAATATTTATTTTTTATTCAATACTAATCTTTTTATAAATGCTTGTTCGTTATTTTTGTGAATTATATAAAAATTTATTATATCTGCAGGAGAGTAAAAATATTGTTTAACTTTATTTAAAGCACTAGTATTTATTGATTTATCATATAAATGAAAATACAATTCTGCAATAATTTCTCGTGATGCATTATTCATTTCAATTGAAATGTCAATTCTACCTGGGCGTGTAAGTGCTGGATCTAAATCTTCATAATGATTACTAGTAATTACTAACATTCTTCCACTAGTCTCTTCAATTCCATCCCATAAATTTAAAATATCGTCTAAAGTAATTGGTTCATCTTCAATAGGTCTCATTACAGTTGATATAAGTTTTTTTTCATTTTCTGCATCATTTTCCATTAATGATTTAATCACTTCTCCTACATTTGTTTTTTCTGTTATTTTACTAAAATTTATAGAATTTTTCCTTTCTGAATTCTTTCTTGATCGATCCAATACAATATCCCCTTGAGCATCAATATCTTCAATCACAATTATTTTTTTGTCAAACCCTAGACTTCTTTTTTTATTATTATCATTATATCTGTCTTCATAAAAAAAATCCTGCAATTGGCGTCTTGTTTTTATTAACTTTAATGATAAGACAATAATATGTCTATTTGTATATTTTGCCAAACTTTTTATAAATGATGTTTTACCTGTTCCTGGTGGTCCGTGTAACCCAAATCCAATTGTATATGGAATACCTTTTTTATAATACCAATCTTTGTTATTCAAAAAGAAATCTATTTTTTCAACAACCATTTTTTTCTGTTCAAAAAACATATTCTCAAAGCATCGTGTTGTATCGAAAAGACTTTCCTTCCAGCATTCGAATTTACAATCTTCATATTTAGTTTTTATCAATGTATAAATAAATTGTTTGTTATTTCTGCTTCTCTCAATATCTTCTAGATATTTTTCGGTTAAATCGTCAATATGATTTTTTATTTGTGATAATGATAGTTCATATGAATAAAGAATAATTTCAATATTATCTATTTTAGATGATCCTTTATCCTTTTCATTTTTTGTTTCTTCGGATGAAATAATAGTTTGAGCATATATTTTTAATTCTTTATTGAATAGAAATGCTTTTTTTTGTGATACTATAAAAACATCATCACTTTTATTTTTATTTGTTTTATTATTTTCTTCATTTTTTATAGAATTTGTAGATTCTGTTAATGTCAAATAATCTTTGATCTCATAAATAGTAGGATTATCTTCAATATTGTTTATTATTTCTTCCCAAACCGCTTTAAACCTATCTCCAAAAACAGAATTTACAGTAAGACTAGATTGCCAATTAACTGCTGAACATTTTTTTCCATTCATTATTATGGAATTTTTTTTATAGAAAATATATCGAATTTTTTCTAGAATATTTGTATCGAATATTGTAAAATTGTTATCTGATTCTGACGCAGTCATTTCATACACTATTTTAACTATATAACTCATTACAGTTAAAATAAAAGTTGTTATCATTGTATCGAAAATAATATTGCCTGTTTTTATTTTTGAAAATAATGACATTTTAATTACATCATTAGAAATAGTATTCATAATAGAAATATTATAATTATCATAGTAATAAATATTTAATATGTTTTCTTTTATATTTTTTATATAATTTAATATATTTCATTGATCTTTTTATTTTAGATCTTATTTATTACTAAAATCTACTAAAATGTGTCATAACTTTGAAAAGCAAATAATAAAGCATTCCAAATAATGCACTTGTAAAAACATATCCATAAATATTAATATTTCCATCTTTAAAAAAAAGAACAGGTAAATAATTACATAATAATTTCTTAAAAATAGGCAATTGAAAAAGGAAAAACATTACCGCAATTAAAAGCGGAATTTGTAATTCATCATATAATTTATCCAAATTATTTGAACTTTCTGTTCGCTTATTATAGTTTTCAATAATATCATAATTATCTTCTTGATCTTTAATGTAGTCTCTATTAGAAGATTGTGGAATATAATTCGGTTGTATTTGTTGATCTTGAGTATAACCTTCTGTATTTTGAGAGATATCTCTTGATTGCAATTGTGTTGCACCAGATGAACTCGCTTGTTGTAATCCATTTACAATTTGATTGATAGTTGATTGGTCTAAAGAAATATTAGCAGCATTGTTATCTCTCGGATCATTAGATTGCATTTTCATTTCATTTGCTGAAAATGATATATTTCCTCCATTGCTTCCTCCATTACTTCCTCCATTACTTCCTCCATTTAAAGGATCTGTTGGCAGATCTGATATACTAGTTGAGTCTGACATATAATTATTATAAAGAATTGTGATTTATAATAATTACGCAATTATTAATTTATATAGTAACACTTGTTTTATTCGCATTACATTTTGTTGTTTCTGATTTGTAAGTATAACATTTACCATCTTGTTTATATATCTTATTTTCTATTTCATCTAAAGGAGGAGCGTGAAAAATTATACAATTTTTATCTTTACAAACAGTTCTAAAGAGAGAAGCTAATCCAAATCCCAACAAAATTGACATGACATATCGACCTGTTTTTGAATGAACAAATTTTGCTAAGTGCATATTTATACTATTAATATATTATTAAATTTGCATTATTTTTATCTATTATTTTTTATTATTACTAAAATAGAGAAGAAGACGATGCAGCAACACCAGTTGAGGATTGCATTGGAATTGCAGTAATCATACTTTCATCAGTTGGACACTTTACTTCGTTAGCTTTATAAACAAAACATGTATCAGAACCATCTTTATATTGAACCTTGTTTACATTTTCAGGAGTTGGATATACATATATCGTTTTCATATCAGGTCCTAATATATAAACAAAAAATAACCCAATTGCTAGACTAATTAAAAAAACTGGTAATGATATATATTCTAGCATTATAACATATAATAATAAAATAAATTACTATAAAATATTCTTTTGAGCTTCTTCCTCTGAATTATAACTTAATTTTTCAAACTAGGTTATAATTTTAATTCAGTTTATATTTCATATTCATCATCAGAATTATTTCCAGGATAAGCATAAGCATCAGCATTAGCAACTTGATCAGCATCAGAGTCAGAATCAGATTCATTAGGAGAAGGTACTTTTTCTTCTTCTTCTTGTACTTGTACTTTTTCTTTTTTTTCTTCTAACCCTTTTTCTAATTCAGGATTAGAATCTGAATCCAACATTAAAACAGGTTTCCTAATTTTTTTAGTTTGTTTCTTAGGAATAACAATTTTCATTTCTCCCAAAGGTTTTACAAATTTTGAAGCTCGTACTGTTTTTGCACGCGATTTATCTACTTGTCTATCCATACCCATTTTAAGAGAAACAACTCCTTGAGAATTTTCTGCCAAATCCCATTCTAATTTTTCTATAGAAAATGGTACTTGAATTAATTTATACATATTGGTATCTTCATCATAATCTACACCAGAATAAGCATATTTTTTTTTCATTATTATATCAAGTAATGGAACCATTTCTTTTACATACACTTCAACAGCATCATTAACAAATTGAACATCATTACCTTTTTCAAATTCACTGATCATTTTTTTCATATTACCAATAATTAATTGCGCTTCTGCCTCTTCTTTTTGCAATTCTTCTTTTTTTTCTTTATTATCAATAATATCTGTATAACTATTTAAAGAATATTCGTAATTTATACTTATTCCTGAAAACGACTCTTTAACATCATCAAATTTTTCTACAGCATCTTTTGAAGAAAGATATCCAAAAAGCAATTTATTTTTATCAATAATAATATCTTTTTTAATTTGTGCTATTTTTTTTTCATCATTTGTTAATTGAGTAGATAAATTAATAATATAGCCTAAATTAATAACAATATTCAACGAGCAAGGATTTTTTTTATCTCCACATTTTGCAACAAGTGTTCTTTCAGAATTTTTAGCAACAGTAGAAAAAAATGTGCCAACTGGTCTTTTACAATTTATGCATTTAGGTTTTAATTTTGTATATTCTATTCGTTTTTCCTTCCAACTCAATCCTTTTGTTTTAATGATTTTATTTTTATCTTTTTTATAGCTATTTTCATATGTATCTTTTAATTTATAATAAGTATTTAATGCATCCGTAAATTCTTTTTTTTTTTCTTGATCCATTCTATTCATTTCACTTGATTCACTCATAATATTAATTATATAAACTATATTAATATTATAAAAGCATTATTATTTTGTATTTTTGTAATAAATATTATTATAAATATTATTATAAATATTATTATAAATATTATTATAAATATTATTATAAATATTATTATAATTTTCTATGAACCATATCATATTCTGTCTCCCATTGAGGTAAACCAGTAATTAATTCTTCACGATATTGTTGTTTAGCATCTTGATAATTTTTGATTTTTGTTAATATATATTGTTGTTTTTCTTTGTTTTTCATATCTTTTTCAGAAGGTGTTAATTTCCCTTTATATTTTATAAGCAATAGAGCTCCTAAAATAATAAAAAATATAGCAAAAAGAGAAATATTTAAAATGGAATTATTATATGTAATCTTAAATTCTCTACATTGTTTTAAAGTTTCGTTCAAAAAATACTTAACACCTGGTTCGGTTAAAATAGGTTTAGAAAAATTGTCATAATTCATATAAAATAATACTTTTATTATATCAAAATAATTTATACCAATATCTATATAATATGGATCCAGCATTTCTCTCAATATTTATTTTTGCAATAATTACTATTTTATATTATTACTTTAAACCTTCTTTGACAGTAAATATACTAGCAGGTATTCCTGAACCTGAAATTAATAGAGGTAGTGTAATTATGCATTCTGATGGTAAAGGAATTAATATAAAAAATGTACAAAGTGGTGGAGCACTTGGTGATGGCAATGGTGATGACCTTGGCAGTGGTGTTGGTAGAGAAAATTTTGGTAAAAGCCTTGAAGATTTTGGAAATGTTATGCCTGCCGAACAACCACAAAATCCGTTTCAAAAATATACATACAATAGTTACATATCCTTAGTTTGTTATATTTTACTAACAATAATGTCTCAATTTTTTATTAATTTTGGAATACTTAAAAATAAATGTGGTGGAAATGATTCAAGTAATTTTACAGCTAGTGCATTTATGACATTTATACCATGGATTTTTATATTTGGTTCAGTTGTTTTAATATTAATTGTATTTCCCGGTTTTAAGTCAGCATTTTCAAATGTTATTGGGTATTTTGCAGTTTCTGGTAAGGCAAATGAAATAATGAATGAATTATTAGTAAATACAGAAATACAAAATGCAATAAATAAAGAAGAAGGTTCGGATAAAAAAGCTGAATTACAAAGTTCTGCGGAAGCAATAATAAAATTATGTGGAAATACTTCTATAATGATTAATCAAATAGTACCAGATAATTTTGAAGATTATTGGGGTATTTTAACACCATTAATGAAACCAAAATATAGTGATTTAGCATCTGAAGATACAATAAAAATAAAAAGTGACCTCTTGAATGTAGTTGTAATGCGTGATAATATAGGAGAAGCTATGTGGTATTTTTATACAGCAATATTATTGATTTCAGTTGTTCAATATAATTTATCAGTTAAAGGGTGTGTTATGGACCCAGCAGCAATGGCTGAAAATCACCAGAAGTTTGTCGAAGAAGAAGATTTAGCATTGAAAAATGAAAGTACTCAAATATACAGTGGTTAAAAGATAAGAAAATAAAGAAAGAAGAAAAGAAAAGAAAGAAAGAAGAAAAGAAAATAAAGAAAATAAAGAA